GAGAGCAGCACCGATGTCCCGCTCTGCATAATCTTTAAGGTCAACCAGATAAAGAATTGGATGGATGTCACTAAGACCATAAGCGTAATCATCGAACGGGTTGTTACGATAGCAAATAAGCTCATTTTCTTCAAATCTAATTGACTCCTCCTCGTCTCCTAAGTCTTGATAATAGTACATTACTTGTCCATTAGGGTCTCTTTGAATAAACATATTCTGAGAAGACCTTATAACAAGGTTGTCTCCAGTCCATTCTAAATAAGATGTACCAAATATCCTTCCATTACGTAGCCATGTATATAATAGTTGCTCCATATTGATTTCATCAAACAAATCAGCTATATTTTCTCTATCTTCGTCATTATCGGTTACAATATCAAATCCATCTTTAGCTGCATACATACAAGGCAGGTCTATTAAAGTTCTTACTATAGGGTCCGATAGATATATATTCATATAAGTTCTATTGTCGCCTATCTGGGGTTCTTTAACGTTTGCTCCTGCTTTTCCAAATAATGCTGGTTGGTTCGATAATTGTAGTCTTTTTATAACACCTGCACCAAAACTTCTAGGGTCATCCTTAGAGAATGGAGGGTTTGTCCCTTTTGTTGCAAAACTGCGCCTATTAAAAGGCCAATAATCACTTAGAGCCACGGCTATCAAAACTATATAGTAGATTATAGTATATAAAGCTTTCGCCGAAAAGCCTTTAAATACCGCTTAAACGGCCTTTATTAAGGTTTCCTGAACGTCTAGTTGTTGTAAAAACAGTTCTTTTATCAGTTCCACGTCTTCGTTGTCCAGTTTGTTGTATGTTTACACTAGCAAACGACGAACCAGTAGGTAACATCGCTAAAGATGCGTGTAAAGCTATAACAGAACTATCACAGTAATCATCATGCTTTCCATCTGGTGCTGCAATCTTTTCTGTTTTATTAGCAGCATCCATAACATATTCTAAATCTATGTGCTCTCTAAGCCATTTATTAACTAATTTGGCCTGAGGCGCTTCTAAACCATCTGGATGAGGGACTCTCACCAGACCTTGCTGTATATAAGACACATAATCTCTGTAAACTTGAGTTTTACTACCTCGTGGTCCACCAGTAAATATAAAAGGTATAAAGTGTATTTGAGGTTTATGTTCTATACAGGCTAATCTAATTTCTTGTTCGATAGCACCACCAATACCCGTAGCGTCAATAATAACACGGTCAGCACCATAATCACTTGCAATATCCATGATACGCTTACGCTGATATGGAATGTCATGTCCACCTGACTTTGGAGATATCTCCTCAAGGTAGATAAGATTTGCTCTGTTAGTATCCGAGTCTTTAGATGTACTCCATACGCTAATAACAGTACTATTAACAGATTTACCAATGTCAACACCGACAACACAATTAGGATTTGCTGTTCCAGCTTCGACAAAGGTAAGTCCTCGTGTGAGACATCCTTTGAGTAATTCGGGATTGAAGATGTTCGAGACCGATTCGACGAACTCGCACTCATATTCTGTTCTCCAATATATTGAATCTTCCCCCCATTCCCTCATCTTTTCAGCCATATCATCATCAGTATAAGGTGCAGAATATGCTCTCCCCGGCTTAACTGCATCTCTCCATGTAAATACCATTCGTTCAAAACTGTGTTCATATGCGTCATCATATAGATAGCGCCACATGTGGTTTTCTTTACTTTTCGGTGTACCTAAGTTAATAAAGGGAGCTCTATTAGATACAATAGCTGGTTCTACATTATCTACAAACAATCTATCATCAATCAAAGGACTTTCGTCTACAATACACATTGTTGGGTGTTGTCCTCGTATAGCTTGTCCTTGGTTAGAAGGAGCTAATGGGGCTCTACGTAGCACAGTCCCTCCCTTCATTGTGATATTAGGTTTGTTGTGAAACCTGTAATGGTCAATTAAGCCATCAAGAAAGGCATTGTCAGCAAAATGCCTATAACAATAATTAAATATAAGTGAAGCTTGGTCCTCAGATGGAGCCAAGATAAATATTAAATCTCTAAATCTATTAAAGAACATATAGATACATACAGCTACCGAGAGCGCAAATGATTTCCCACTGCCCCGTGGAGCCAATATAGCAAGTTTACGATGTTTATCTGCATCTCCATCAGGATGTGTTAACGTTTTTACTACTATTTGCTCTTGTAGTGGTCTTAATCTAAGTGGTCTTTGTTTATTGTCAATTAAATATGCTTCACAGAATGCTCTAATCAATAGAGTCATCTTTTTTTCGTCTGCGCGACAAATTTCAAAAATCTTTTCTAAACTTCGGGAATCATGAGCAGCGAAGCCGCTAATCGCGTTCTTCAGGTTCTTCTCGTTCTTTATCGCTGTCATCTATAATGTCCTCCAGTATCTTCGAGAAGTTTTCACTGTTCTTTTCTACAACAGTTGGTATTTCTATATTCAACGCTCTGAATTCTGTATGTATGTCTTTAACGATTGTATTTCTTTGTCGCAATAACTCTGTTCGAGCGTCAACATCCCGAATAGATACAAGAATTTCTTCCCACAGAACGTCTTCAAGAGCAAGATTGCGCGCCAGAAGACGGACAAGCTCTTTATGCCGTGCATATTCACCTTCTCCGACTCGCTGGCGTAATCGCTCTTCGTATTCCTTGACTTCCATTACTTGGTTTCGTCAAGAGCAGCCTTAACTTTAGATTTAACTAAGCCTTTAAGTTCGTCATCCTTTTCGTCCCATGCTGTAATTAATACATTACGGACTAAAGAATCTTTGACGTGCTTTTGTGCTGTAGCATCTAATTTGTCAAAAGCTTTCATCTGGGCTTTAGTTAGATTCTTATCTAGTAAATCCATCAATTCAGCTTCATTATTTTTTAAGTATTTAAAAACTAATTCTTTAACTGCTGGAACAGTATAAGCGATATAAGCACCCATACCTAATACCATAGCAGCTAATGCCATAAGTAATGGTTCATCCATCAAAGTATCTAAAATACCAGATTCTTCTACAGTGTCAATGATTGCAGTAAGATTACCTTCCTCGGTAGTCTCATTAGTTGCAGTTTCATTTGCTGCTGTGTTGTTATTTGTTTCGTTCATAGGTTTTTTCACCTGTTTTTATATAATACAATAGCACTATATAAAGCTTTCGTTGTGTGGCCCCAAGAGACGCATTTGCGTAAATATCCTGTGGGTTCGTGGTCTGTTAGGAGCCACAATTATATTAGAACATAAGACTATATAAAGCTTATGTCTAATTGTCGTGTAAGCACCAGTATCCCCAATTACCTGAACCAATTTTTTCAATACCTACATAGGTATCAGCACCTAGTGTAAGTGCGTTGGTCGCGGCTTTTAGGGCATCGGCTGCTGCTGACATGTTAGCATAGCCTTCTGCTTTAATTATTGTAGTTGCCATTTATTCTCCTTATTTTTTTGCTACTTTCTTAACTGTAGTTATTTTGTGTTCGTGTGCTTGGTCATTAGCCTCAATTAATTGGGCTTGTGCCTGAGCTTTATCGTTATAATCAATAACTGCTTGTGCCTTTATTTTATAAAAGGCTGTCTTCTCTGCTTGTTCTTGTTTCCATACATCTAAAGCATCTTTAATAATTAGAAGAGCTGGCCCTCCTAATATAGCTATCAAAGTTGTATAAGCTTCTATGTTTTCAAGAACTGCTGAGTCGCCAAGTCCGCTATGTATAACGAAACCAGCGAAACCAACCCAAAGTAAAACTAAAGGTACGGCAATCATAAACATAAATACATCGTTAAATGTAGTTCCTTCACTTGTTGTGTCTTTACTCATCTTTTTCTCCTCCTTTTGCTTCTTCTTTTTCATCGCTATCTTCGGTAGTCTCAACCGTAATAGTAATTTTATAATCATCTTCGAGCACATAATAATGAACACAGTTGCCATCAATGCTAACATTGTAATTATTATCATTAATAACAGGTTTGTCGCCAACTCTATCATCGCTCATACATCCTCCTCAAGTCTTAATCCATGTTCTTCACTATATTCAAAACCTTCTGCCCATGTTTGTGGGAAGTTGGTCATATAACCATAATATTCGTAATCTCCTGTTCCATTCCAATCTACATCAATAGATGCGTAGAAAAAATAAACCCCTTCGTACGGGTCATTAAATGTTTCTTCGTAAGGTTCTGCATTAGAATCTAATGAATGGGTATCTTCCCACCAGCCAGATACATTAAACCAAAACTCATCATATGTA